TGTGACGCGCCATTTGGAGTCTCAATGAACAACAATAATCAAAATAATGGCCCTTCCACGAAAGGCAAAGTTGTTCCTATCGCCCCGTTTATGATGCAAGTGTTTGGTGATTCTTTAAGTACTGAAGAGGGACGCATGGCTGCCGTGGAGTACATGCAGGAAAACAAGGATGAGTTTAATGCCTTGTTCCAAAAGTATGTTGATGCTGTGCGTAATCGTGGTGGTCAATCGTGAACAATTTTTACGAGGAGGCTGCACGCGTCCTTGAAGAAAACAAGCGTAACTCTTCATGGGGTCAAAACTTGATGAGCATGCAGCAATTCAGGCAATTGTCAACCTCTCAACAAGAGCAGTACATTGATAACTTGTTTAGTATTGACCCTGAAAACCCTGCCATTCAGCGCTACATTAGCGAACAAATTAACCCACTCAACAATTTGGGAAGAGCAACAAACCTTGGCTTCGCTGCTGTACGCGGCGCTCGTAATGCCTCAACGCCTTCCGGCGGTGGTGGCGGACGGGTAGGCGGTCCAATTGACCGATTCGCAGCGCCAATTATGGAGTGGAACGAAAACCAAAACAAAATGCAATCGATTGAACTTGCCAGAGATGCAAACGTTCCATTCCCAGAGGTTGCAGGTTTTGCCGCTGAACTTGCTGTCCCCGGACCGCAAGAGGCGCAAGTTGCTGCCAAGGCAACTGGAGGTCTTTTAAGTGAGGCCGCTCAAATGGCGGGCCAAGGCTTGACTGCCCTTGGCGCTGCCGCTGTTTCAATTCCGCGTCGCTTGTTCGGAAAGTTTAATCCTAGTGGAACCATTTTAGATGACGTTATGCAAGACATTGAATTTACCGCGCCGCAACTTCGTGATGAGGCTGAAGAAGTTGCGTTGCGGCTGCTAGAAACAAACATGGGTCCCGGCAGTACTGCGCTTGCCGTACGTCACCTTGCGGCTGAAGGCAGCGCTGCAAATGATTTAGAAGACCTGCTTGTAAACAAAGGTGGTTACGATTCTTATTTTGTTCGTGACATGCGTAGCCGAATTAAAAACCCTGACCAAGAGGTAGAAGTAACGGACGCCGTTGCTAAGTTTGATATGGGCTTGTGGCGCAAATACCACATGCAGCATGAAGCGCCACAAAATCGTGATGGCAGTATTTTCCAAGCCTTTGCGGGATACACGGGAATGCGTGCAAATTCAATGCTTCCCATTCAAAGAGTCGGAACAAATCGAATTGATTTTGAGCCTGACCCATACACGCAAGTGTTTAGCGGAGCGCGACCAAACAGCATTCCCCCATACAAACCGCTAAGCCAAACGCCTATTAGTGAAGCATTTTTGTTTGACTCGGTAACCAACCTTGGCATTACTAAAAACACGGACAACCCGGCCTTTAACTTTGTGATTCACGGGTACCTTAAAGACCGCGGTCCAATGCAAACCATGTACCCTCAAGACTCACAGGTTATTGAGGACATTATTTCTCGCATGGATGAAGTGTACGCAACCAGTTTTGGGCGTATCGGCAGCAACACGCAGTTGTACCGAGGCACGCAATTGCCTATGACTAGTGTACCTTCAGACGACCCAATGGATTGGATTGGCAGCATTATCCCAACCAACGGGTTTATTAGCACCTCTGAAAGTTTGCCGCTTGCCGCTAAGTTTGTTTTTGGGGAGAAAGGTCAACGTCAACCTAACTCCTTCCCAGTAATTTTTAGGATGGAGGCAAGCGCAAAAACGCCGGGCGTTAACGTCGTGAGCATTAGTAGATTCCCGGGTGAAAACGAAATTCTTTTGCCTAGAAACACGCAGTTCCTTGTTAACGACGTGATTCCTCGCACAACTGATTTCGGCGTGAATTACAATATTGTTGATATTAAACTGTTGATGGATGACGTTCCCGTGATAGGCTCTAATGCACAGCCATAAGGAGGAGTCATGAGCGACCTTTACGGAGCAGCAGGAACGCCAGACGGCAGCGGAGACAAGGAAGAAAGTTCATTTAACCTGCCCGTTGCTAGGGAAAACGCGGTTGCTTGCAACACGTGCATTCACTACAACAAGGATGGGCGCACGTGCAAAGCGTTTCCGGACTTGATTCCGTTTGAAATTCGTAATGGAAGTAATCCGCACACGACCTCTATGGAGGGCGATAATGGAATCATGTATGAACCCTTGCCTGAAAAAAATACTCAGGGTAACGAGTTAGTGGTAGAGGCTGATGAGTCGCGGACTGGATATTGAGGCTGTAGCGGCGCAATCCAAGTTTGAGACTTTGGATGACCTTGCCGCTTACGTGGCTAGAAATACGGATACGCCCGTCAAGAAAATGGCGAAGGTGACAGGTTTGCCTGCGCAAGAGTTGCAGCGACTCATGACGAATAAGGGTTTCCGGGAGAAACTTACTGAGTTTTTGACGTATAGTGAGTTAACGCCTGAGTATGAGCGGCGTATCTTGCGGAGGATGTTGGATGTTGCGTCGGACGCGAACACGGAATTCCGCGATTTTCGTGACGCGGCGACGTGGGTATATCGGCAGGGTGGGATGCTCAAGTCGGAAAAGGCGAATGTGGACGTTTCTGGAGCCGTCCGAGTGGCTTTTACGATGGACGCCTCCGTTGAAGGTGGACCCGAAATTGTGGATACGTATGTCGCGCCTGACCCGCTCGCGGGGGTTATCGGTTTACACGGGTCCTCTACCGAGGAAGAATCCGAATTGGACGGCGAGTTTGACCGCGATGAAGGAGTCGCGCAGGATTCGGAGAAGCATTCGGGTAAAGCGCATTGGGTGGATTACGAATGAAGAGCAGTTCAAAGTTGTTTATGACTTTGGAGGAGCAAATGGAGGAAGTGGAGGAAATGATGAGGAGTACCCGAGACAGCGAGAGACGGTCAGCGACATCCTTGAAGGTGTCTTACAGGGGCGATGAGGGCAAACTAGAGCCTGAGGATGAGGTTGTAAGCGCTAAGGCGTGGCCTGATGGGAGCGTGACGTACCTTTTGAGGGGCGGTCGCATCGTGTATGAAAAGCGTTAACGAAACTTTTACCCTTCCAAGGGGTCTCGAAAAGAAATATTTGACGTTTCTTAATGACGAGCGGTACACGGAGATGGCTTGGGTGGGTGGTTTCGGTACTGCAAAGTCGGATGCGTTGGTTACAAGCATTATTAAGACGGCTTTTGACTACCCGGGAGCCACAATGGTGCTTGCTCGTGACGAATTGGTGAACCTGAAGCGCACAACATTGGTGGATTTGCTGTCTAAGGGCGGCAATTTGATGGAGCACCACAATAAAACGGAGAGTGTCATTACTTTTCCGGCTGTTCCGGACCATAATGGCGTGCCGAGGCAGTCACAATTGTACATGTTTGGCCTTATGACGGGCGATTACGTGCAGAAACTCAAGTCTTTGCAGCCTTTTAGGATTTTTATTGACGAGGGCGACAAGATTCTTGAGGAAATGTTTGACATGTGCGTGCTTCGCTTGCGTCAGAAGGTGTATCACCGGGAGACAGGGAAACTTGGGAAGAACCAAGTGAAGATTGTGGCTAACGATGAGGGTAATAACTGGTTGTGGCGGCGTTTCGTGGGGAAACCACACCCGGGAATGAACATGACGACGGAATGGGTGAAGAAAAACGTGGGTTTGCGGGAGGAGTTGTACCAACCGATGGAGGCTGGCGCTGACCTCTTTGAGAATGACCTTGTTTTGTACAACCAGAGGCGACATTTTGTACAAAAGTTAAAGGGAAGTGACGTTTACTTGTCGGGAATGAAGGAACCGGTGGAGGCTAAGGATGTGCAGGTGATTCTTCAGCGCCTTGCACTTTACGCTTTTACGCATGAGAACTTGTCGTTGAACCAGCAGAACTTGCAGAATGCGCGTGGCGTGTCGACCGCTTTGCGTGAGAAGTACATTCTTGGCAAGGTTGATACGCAGACTGGCTTGTTGTTCCCGGAGTTTGACCCGGGTGTTCACGTTATTCCTGAGGACACAATTCCGTTTGACTGGAAGGTCATTGTTGGTATTGACCACGGGTTTGACCACCCGACTGCTGCGGTGGCTGTTGCGCTTGGGCGTAATGGTGAGTTGATTGTGTTTGATGAGTATGCCGCTAGGAACTTGTCGCCGCAGGAGAATGCTGGCGAGATTTTGGATATGGTTGGTGGGTTTGAGCGTATTGAGTTTAGGGCTGATACGCAAATGTGGAATGTGGACCCGCGCTCGCCGGGCACAATTGCGGATGATTATATCAATGCGGGTGTACGTCCTTTAAACCGTGCTAATAAGAATAGAGACTTGAGTATTGCTAGGTTGAAGGATTATCTTTCGCTTAAGTCTGCATCTATTTATGACCCTGAACCTAAGCCTCGTTTGTACGTGATGGACAATTGTTCTCAGGTTATTAAGACGCTGCATTACATGCAATGGGATGACTTCCGTGGCAAGCGTAATGATGACATTCTTGACGCTTTGCGTTACGCGATTATGGCTGTTTACAATATGGGTGACCGCGCTACTGAAGTGGCGCACGCTGTGTCGCCTAAACCGTTCTATACTTGGAGGTAGCGCGTGGACCCGTTGAATCCCGATGCAATGATGGACGTCATTGATGTTGACGTTACAGAAACGGAAATGCCGTTTGAGGGCGCTGTAGATGAACCAATTTCTACAGCGTTTAGTGATGAGTCTCTTAGCCAAATTAAGAATGATTTGCAGCGGGACCTTGATGCCGCTGTCGGGAGTAAGGTTCAGATTGATGAGCGGACTCGTAGGTACCGTCGCTACTACTCGCTAGATAAACCTGAGGCTGCGTATGAGGGTGCGCCTAATCACGTGGTGCCGTACATCCGCGCGAAGATTGCGGGGGCGACTGCGCACTTTCGTGGAGCGCTACATCAGGACCCGTTCTTTACGGTGCGTCCTTACACGTCGGAGGCGTCTAAGAACCAGCCGGTGTGGGAAACGATGATGGAGCGGGAGTTGGACCGCTCTGCTACGCAGCGCCAAATCTTCATGGCGATTGAAGAGGCCTGCCTTACGGGTACGGGCGTCATGCAGTTGAGTGTGGCACAGCCGTTTGATGAGTATCTGGTGCAGGCTAAGGCCGTGCGGCTGGAAGACTTTCACGTGGCTCCTGCGGGCGTGGAGGACATTAGTCGCGTCTCTACGTTCTACCGGTTCATGGAGCCTTGGCACATTATCAATGAGCGTGCGCAGTCTGGTGAGTATGACGAAGAGGCTACGCAGCGCATGAAGAATAGTTTGACGTCCGTGCCGTCTTACGATGAGATTCAGGATGGTAGTCGGGTTCACTCGTGGCAGAACGATAATCAATTGCATGAGTTGTGGGAGTGTTACTACCGCTGGGGTAACGATGAGATGGGTCACTCGTTGTGGCGCATTATCTACAGTAAGAACACGACGGAAATTCTTCGCCTTGAGGAGAGTCCGTACCTTGACGTGTTTGACGCGCCGCCTTACGTGCCGATTCGCCCGATGCCGCGCATTGGATATTTCTATGGCGAGTCGTATGCGCAAGTTCTTGAGGGCATTCAGAACATCATGGACTTTGCGTACAACAGTAAGATTGCGCATGACCAACTAGCCATTGCGCCTCCCGTGTTTGTGGATGAGAACACGCAAATTTGGGAGCACATTAGTGAGGCTGGTATCGCGCCGGGCATGGTGATTCCTACGAGGGGTGAGCCGCAACAGTCCGTGTACGCCTTGAGTATTCCGCCTGCTAGTGAAGCCTTGAATCTTTTGCAGACTGCGCGTGCCCTTGGGGATGACGCTACCTTTTCGGATTTGCAGTTGAATGGTGTGCCTACGAATACGGTGCGTAGCGCTACGGAGATTAATGCGGTTACGACTGCGGCGACGAAGAAACTGGCTGAGGACTTGAGTAACATTTCGTACGACTTGTCTATCTTTGCGAAGATGTACTGGTCGTTGATTTACAAGTACAAGATTGAACCGGCTGGTGTCATGCCTGTGTTTAATGGTAGTGACCAGTACTTGATTGCTGCTTCTGAATTGTCGGATGAGGATATTGCGACTCGCATGGTGGAGTACATTCAACAAACGAGTGGCGTTATGTTTGGCCCGGAGGAGCAGGGCATTGTTGTGGACATGATGATGCAGCAGGCGCAGGCTTCTGGTCGTTTCTTTATTAGTAGCGCTAAGCGTGATGACATGGAGTGGATGCCTAACGGTTCGCAGTTGGTGCCTGACAAGTTGATGCGTGCGCAGAAAATGCAGTCGCTTTTGCAGACAATGATGCCAGCCCTGTCGCTTGCCATGCAGTTTAAACCGTTCTGGCACGCGATGAAGGATTGGTTGATTAGTCAAGACATTCACAATTGGACTGATTACATTCCGGCTCAAACTCCGCAGGCTATTCCTAGCCAGTCGGAAATGGTGGAGTTTGCCAACATGATGGAGCAAATGCGCGTGGGAGGTGGTGAGTAAGGATTGGAGTCGCTGAATGAAAGCAACCTGCTTTCGCTTCGCCGGTACTTTGAGGAACAGATTGAGCGTCGGCGGAATCAGTTGGAGGACGCAATGTTGAAACATGATTCGACGAAGGGTTTTGAGATTGCGGGTGCAATTAAGGAATTACGCCACTTGATTGCTGATACGGAAAGTTTCGCTCGTGCGTTGAGGAAAGGGAAGTAATGACTGATATGGCAAACGAACAGTTTCCTGAGGAAACAGTTAATGAAGAACAGTTTGAGCAGCAGCCTGAACTGATTGAAGAGCAGGATTTGCAGGAGGCTCAGGCTCAGGTTGATGAGGCTAATTATCAGGCTGAGCAGGCTGAGGGTGAGGAGCGGGTTGATTGGAAGGCTCGCGCCATTCAGGCGCAAACGCGCTTGGAAATGTTGCAGCAAATGCAGCAGCAGCAGTACCAGCAGCAGCCTGAGCCTGAACCTCAAGTTGATGAAGTGACTCAGTTGCGGCAGCAGATTCAAGAGAAGCGTCAGGCTATGCCGCAGTTGGATGATAAGAATCCGCAAACGTTTTGGGACCGTGAGCGTGCGAAGGAAGAGATTGACCAGTTGCAGGAGCAGTTGGTTGAGGCGCGTATTCGTTCTCAGGAGCGCATGCTGGCTGAGCAGCAGACGTATGGCGTGGTTGCTAACTACAAGGCGCGGTTTGCTAATAGCCAGCGGTTTAAGCAGGTTGAGTCTATGTTCGATAATGCCGTGTCGCAATTGGAGCCGCACCTTCGCGGTAACCAAGTGATGCTGGACATGATTCGGAAGAACTTGGAGTATGACGTTATGTCTCGACAGAATAACCAGCCGAAGAGTCCACCGTCCGCGCCGGGTCAGGCGTACAATCCGCAGGCTGCTTCGCGTCCTCGCCAGAAGGGTGTGCAATGGCGGAATGCTGAGGACCAAGCGGTGGGTGAGTACTACATTTCTCGTGGGATTATTAATAGCCCGGAGGAGTTTTACGACCCGCAGTTTAATGAGAACAGCCCGTCGGCGAATAATAATGGCGTGGCTATTTATGATGTTCCTAATTCTCGGAAGGGTTGGAGGCGGTAAACATGGCGCGTGCTGCTGGTACTAATACAAGTTCGGATAGTGATAAAGAAACTAATGCGAAGGTTGCTGCTACCAAGGAAAAGGCGGCACCTCCTGTAGACCCGAGGGATGAGGCGCTTGCAAATTTTAAGGAGTTTCGTGTTGGTTCGTTGGGTCAACGCATGGGGCCGATGGATGACTTCCTTCGCGTCAACAACTTGCCCGCAGACCGCGTGGTTACGTGGGCCACGGACCCTCGCATTGATAATGGTCGGCATTTGTCGTTCGTTAAGGGCCTTGGTTTCCGTCCTGTTGAGGTTGACGAGGTCACTACGAATCCTAATAGCGACACGAAGTTGATTGTTAACCAGTACGAAGAGGGGCCGCACGGCATGGTTGCTCTTGGTGGTGGCGTCCTAATGATTGGGTACCGCCAGTACCGTGATGAGCGGCGTCAAGCGCAGCGTGAAGAGATGGAGAGACGTGTTGACGCCGAGTCGGGCAAGTTGGATGATATGGGCATCGAACAGCACTCCAAGTCGAGGCGTGCTGATTTGACGGAGGTTATTGGATGAGCGTACGTTTTGTTGGTCCATATCAAACGATGGGGCCGGTGGATGTTGACTCGTCCGCTACGATTGCTCGTGGCGATTTCGTCACGGTGTCGAGCGGTAACGTGGTCGCCATTTCGCTGGGTACGAACAGCAACCTTGCGGTTGCGCTAGACAAATACCCTGACACGGAATACGAGGGCACGAAGGTTCATGTGGACCTTGCCCTGCTGGGTGAGGACACGGAGATTGAAGTGCCGTTCGTCACTACGGATTCCGCAGGTATTGAACAGGCCGACATTGGTGGTGGCCCTTACCGCCTTGAGGCCGATGGTGATGTCGATATTGATAGCACCAGTAACGGTGTGTTCACCATTCGTCGTCTTGGTCGGGAAACCCAACTGGGTGACCTGACGGGTTATGTCGTTGGCGTCGTGAGTGACGCTGCGTCCTTCTAAGGAGGAGTTAGATGGCTGGCGCGCCTCTCGCTCAAAACTTTGACGCTAAACTTCACCGCGCGGTATGGAGCAAGATTAGCCGCGAAGGTCTGGAGTCCATCCCTCGTGTTCACCAAACGTTCCTGAATGTTGCCCCGTCGAGCAACGCTATGGAGATGGAGGTCATGTATAGTGGCCTTCCTGCCGTGCCGCGTGTTGCTAGCGATACGGTTGCCACTCCTCAGGTTTCGTTTGAGATTTCTCCGAAGGTTATTTACCGTCACCTTGAGTACCGTTACCAGTACGTGTACACGAAGGTTGCTGCGGATGATGACCAGTATGGCGTGATTACGGACGTTATTGGCACGATGGGTGAAGGTGCTGCGTACCGCATGGAGACCGTTGCGGCGGAACTCTTTAACAATGGTACGGACGCGAATGCGTACAGCACTTGGGATGGTAAGGCTATCTTCGCTACGGACCACGAACTTGTGGGTAGCAGCGATACGTACAGCAACATTACTGCTGCTGGCGGCCCGACGTACGCTACGCTTCAGGTTATCTACTCGTACTTCAAGCGTATCCTTAACGACCAAGGTTTCTGGACTCCGGTTGAGGTTGAGTCGATTCACGTCTCTCCGGAACTTGCTCCCTTGTGGCGGCAACTTCTGTCGAGCAACACGGCCTACGACCGCCTTTCGTACGTGAGTGGTACGGGTGGTGGCGCGTCGTACAACAGCGCGACGAACACCACGGATGGTGTCACGAATATTTACAGCAGCCTTGGCATGACGCCTGATAAGGTTATTGAGAATGTTTACCTGACTGGTACGGAAGATACGTACGTTGTGGGTCGGGATAAGAAGTTGAACATGTACGTCCGCGAGGCTCCGAACACGGATACGTACAACCTTGATGACCCGAAGGCGATTGCGCACCGAATTCAAATGCGGTTTTCGGTTGGTGCAACGGATGCTCGTCGCGTCCTGAAGATTCCGGGTAGTTAAACCCTAAGCCCCCGGATTTCCCGTGGGGAAACTAAGGGGCTGGCCTTCAAGGGCTGGCCCCTTTTCGATTGGAGTAACCGTGACGTTTGGTGATGCGCGAGTTGTCTTGAGGAATGACGTGCTGGCTGAGGAGAGCACGGATTACTTTAGTGACGCGTCGCTGCTTGGTTACTTGCAGAGGTCCGCGAAGGAACTCGCTATGAACTTTGGGTTTCCTACTGCGCTTGGGTCTGTGAGTGTCGCTAAGGATGACTTTACGTTTGACCTTCCTAGTGACGCGGCGAACGTGGATTTAAATGAAGTGTCGTTTGATGGGTTTGCATTGCGTCTTGCCCCGCGCCGCACAATTCTTGGGGCTGTAAATCAGAAGAGTCTTGGTTTGCCTCGGTACTATAATTGGGACCCGAAGCGTGGTGGGCAGGTTGCCTTTGCGCCGCAGGCTCCGCGTGCTGGCGTCGTGTCGTTTGAGTACGTTCGTGAGTACACGCCGGGCGGGGCTGAGCAGGAAATTTGGAATGGTTTGTTTCCTGCGTACCATGAGTTGGTTGTGTTTCGTGCGGGCGTGAAGGCGTTTGATGCAAGTCTTGAGGTTGACCGTGCTCAGTATTGGTTGCAGCGTGAGCAGGCTCGCATGCAGGAGTTTAGTGCTTTCTTGAATGAAACGCCGTTGAATGAGTTGACTGGGCAGGAGGTGGCTGAGTCGTGAAGGTTGCCGAGTTGATGGACCTTGTGCGCGTGCTGTCTGGTCAGGCTAACTTGACGGATGGTACGTTGCTTCAGTTTCTTAATGTGGCGCAGGAGGACGTGTCGCGCGAGATTCGTGCCCCTACGCAGACCGTGATGTACACGGGTATTAATGGTGTGGGTGTGTTTGACTGGCCGTCGGATGCTCGTAAGGACGGCATTCTGCGTGTGTATGCCCTTACCTTAAATGATGAGGGTGAGGAGCAATCGAGTAGCCACATTCCTGTGTATGACTTTAATACGGCTAGTGTGTATGAGCCTAACTGGACTTCTGAGGAGCCTGCGGATACTGCGCGGTTTATCGTGTGGGACCCGACGGCTGAAGTTGCGACACCTTACCCTGTTCCGCCGCCCAGTAGTGAGCATGTGCAGGCGTACCGGATTAATTATGTGGTGCGTCCTACGAAGATGGATGCGCTTGAGGATGAGCCGTTTAATGGGCAGTTGGAGTCGTTCCATGACATTCTTGCTTACCGCGCTGCGTATTTGATTGCGCGTGACGCGACGATGTTGGGGGAGTATAACCGTCGGTTGACGGCGGCTCGGGGTGCTAGCATGAATGGGATTACGACTGCTAAGAACCCGATGTACACGCGTACGGTTGTGGCGAATGGGAGAGGTTAATGATTAACGATAAGACGTTCATGCAGGGTTTCCTTCAGTACCTACAAAGTTATTACGGTAATGGTGGCATGGTTGGCACGCCGTCTGCGCCTATGTATCCTAACCAGCCGCGATTGAATTTGTTTCAGCAAGCGCCTGTGCCTGCGCAGGAGGCTGAGGCTATGGGTATGGAGGATACTGCGTATTTGGGTGTTGCTCAGGACCAGCCGTTAATGCCGGGTCAGAATGCGGGCATGATGGGTGGTGGAGGCATGCCGGGTCAGGCTGGCGGTTTGCCTGCGTTGCCCGGGGAAACTCTTGGCTCTGAGTTGAATGGAATGTTCCCGGGTCCGTACGACCCGATGAGGATGAACTAACGTGGAAACGTTTGTCATCGAGCAACTTCTTGGTGCAAACCGAAACAATGTTGAGGGGGTAGGTCCTAATCCTGACATTGTGAAGGGGTTCGCCTTGAAGCGCGGTGGCGGTTACATACCCCTTGGGGGTATTAACGATAGTTGGTTGGGTGAGCGTGACTTGTCTCGCATTTTGTTGGAGACGGGTGACTATGCGCTCATGGAGGATAGCGCGATTGTCGCTACGGAGTGGCGTCCCTCTCCTGCCGTAGATGAGAAGGATTACCTTGCTTACGATGAGAATGCGCTTACGCTTCTTAACGGCCCAGCCGTATGGCTGAACAATCGTGTAGAAACTTTGACGGGTGACCAGTTTCAGGCGGAGAGTCGCTTGACTCTTGTGCCTCGCTCGGGTGTTGTTAGCCCGTGGCAGCGTGTGCATGACGGTTTTATTGGTGGCTCTTGGTTTATTGACCTTGATGGTAATTTTACGGTTGGGGATTCCGCTGGAATAGCGTCGTTTACCGAGGAGTCTGGTACCGGCTTGTTTGCTGGCACGTATGAAATCTTGTGGCTTACCGAGACGCCTACGGACAACGGCACGATTGTTCACAACCTTGGGCGTGAGCAGCACACGGTGTCGACGAGTAGTGAGATTGAGGGTCTTAGGATTACGTTGAGTGAGACGTATCCTGAGGGGACGATTACTAGGTTTTATTATCGTCCGGTTGATGTGGGTGGCTTGGTGTACTCGTATCAGCAGGCTATCCCGTTGCCGCCGAGTACGTTTAGTGGCAATAAGTTGATTGAGTCGAGCACGATTTCTCAGTTGGCTACTGCGTTGTATGAGGTGGATGAGGCGCAGAATCGTGACCCGTTGAAGCAACCGCGCTTGTTGAGTTTCCAGTCGGCAACAATGGAGCGGTTCGCTATTTCGATTAGTGATGGGAATAGTGCGCCTGAGGCTACGCTTCGTGAACCGGGCACGGATTGGTTTGCTACTGAGGAAGTGTTAATGAACTTTGCGCCGGGCAGGGTTGAGGCGCATAACGGTCGCGTGTG